GGGGCGTTTTATTTTTACTGAAAATTAATTTGGGCATAATTATTAGCGTGACAGTGGTCATTAGTCACACGTGATTCCATAAAATTATTATGAAGAGCCGTGGACCCTTTAAATTTTGACACATTTATTTACACAATCGTATGATATCGTACAATTTACAAGGAGCTTTAGGAGTCCCCTTATATGTCTAAGAACAGAAATGAAGTATTTAATGCCCCTCGGCCTGAGGAGTCCCTGAAGGGAACCCCCGGAATCCAGACCCAGGAGCTTGATTTTGAGATACCAGTTGAGACCGTCCCGCTGCCGAGCCAGGGACTAGCCTACGCAGTCGATCATCCGCTTCACGGCGCTACCACGGTCGATATTAAGGCGATGACAGCCAGGGAGGAGGATATTCTAACCTCCAAGGCTTTCATTAAGAAGGGAACGGTCATTACCGAGCTCCTTCGTTCGTGCCTGACAGACAAGCGTATCAATCCAGACACGCTGCTGGCGGGTGACAGGAATGCCATCATGGTCGCCATTCGAATTACTGGCTACGGTGCCGAGTACAACGTGGAGGTCGATTGTCCCTCCTGCAACACTCGAGACAAGCATGCTTTTAACCTGGGAGAGCTGCCAATTACGTCCCTGGGTCAGGAGCCGACAGAGATGGGCTCCAACAGGTTTGATTTTATCCTTCCAATGACTAAGAAGTCTGTCCATTTCAAGTTTCTTACTGGTCGCGACGAGCAGGAGATAATGGTTGCTGCAGGCCGCCGAAAGAAGGGTGGCCTAGTCGCCGATAACCTGGTGACTAATAAGCTGCAGTACAGCCTTGTCGCAATTGACGGAAAGACAGAGAAGTCGTCTATCAATCACTTTATCAGGCACATGCCTGCTCGTGACTCGCTGGCGCTACGTCGACACATGGACAAGATCGAGCCCGGCATCGAGATGAAGGGGTGGATAGACTGCACGTCGTGTGATGAGTCGACGGAGGTAACGTTCCCACTGGGAGCGTCGTTTTTTTGGCCTGACGCATAGCGACAAGGAGATTTTCCTTGAGCAGATCTTCCTGCTGATGTACTACGGTGGATTTACGTACACCGAGAGCTACCTGCTGCCAGTCAGCTTTCGACTCTGGTTTATAAGGCGGATCAACACTGAGTTTGAGAAGTCCAACAGGCAGGCGTCCAAGGCTGTCCACGAAAATACGCCTGATAAAAACATGCTAATGGGCAAGAGTCGCACTCAAACCCCTGCAAGAATGAGGCGATTCACATGATGCCTATATTTATATAGAATAGCAGTATAGATGTGTTAGAGATGAATGACGCCCCAGGTATAGGTAGAATGTACCAGCTCGCGACGGCAGCCACAGCCCTCGACCACCCAGCAGCCTCCATGACATCGATAGGGGGAAGCAGGGACCAGGTCGCGGCAACGGCACGGGTCATCGCGGCAACCCAGGACCTCAGCAGCTGTCTCGCATCAGACTCGCCATCGCTAAGTCAGGTGATGTCAAGTATTGATCGAAAGAACGTGGCAGCTGGAGAGTTCCTTCGGTGTACTGGGACGCCTTGGCCTCTCTAGCCAATTGGAGTCGTAAGTGGCCAGTAATCTTGAGACAGCCCAGCAGATAAACAAGCTGATATCAGAGCGAAAGAAGCTGATCCAGGACAGCAACAAGATGCTGTCCAGGCAGGCTGCGATTGCCCGTGAGCTGTGTAAGGCCCTCGACTGCGATGCCAGCGACTCCCTGGACGATATCGCCAAGCGCGCTAATGACATGGAGAAGGCCCTGCTGGGCGCCCGCGAGGCTGCTGGCGACACCACCGACTCCCTGGAGGAGATGAACAAGGAGGCCAAGAAGGGCAGCTCGATCTTCGGAGGCATGTGGGGCGCGCTGAAAAAGGTTGGTGGGTACTTGGGCAAGGGCTTCACGATGGCTATCTCCGCCGCCTCTGCCGCCTACACATTTTTTATCAAGCAGTCAGGCAAGGTCTACGACGAGATGGTGGAGGTCAGAAGGTCTGCTGAGGAGCTTCGCGACACGTTTGGCAGCCTAGAGCGCGGCCCCGGTAAGAGGGTACTCAGTCAGTCCCGGGCCATGGGCAAGACATTCCGCAAGCTCGGTATTGGCATGAAGTTCGGCTATGCAGCCGGCTCCCAGATGAACCAGATGCTGGGCAAGATGATGGGTGAGATGGACCCGGCCCACCTGGGTGCCTTCCATCAGATGACCGACGACGCCGCCAATGAGATGCTGCTGTTTGGCAAGGCGATCGGTTTCACCGCCAAGGATACAGGCCTGCTCAATCAACGAATGAGGGCCCTCGGCAAGGACGGTCCGTCCGAGATAAAGAAGATCGCCGATATCAGCTTCAGGGTTCAGAACGTGACTGGCATGACCGCCATCGCCGTCGGCAAGTCATTTGCTGCCATGACCGAGAATGTCAAGATCTTCGGCGACATGAACTCTGAACAGATGGGACAGGCCATCGCCAAGGCATCCCAATTAGGCGTTGGGGTCAAGGAACTGGCAGCCGTCGGTGAGGCATTCTTCTCCTTCGACAAGGCCGCCGAGAACGTCTCGCGCCTCAGTCAGGCGTTCGGCACCAATATTGACACCATGAAGATGCTCAATGCCGCCAGCCCGGCCGACCAGATTGACGAGATCAGGAACTCGCTCTTCGCCGCCGGCAAGTCGGCCGAGTCCATGAGCCGCCACGAGAAGGCACTCCTGGCCGACACCCTCAACCTGTCGGCAGGACAGGCCGAACTGATGTTCTCCCAGGAGGCCCAGTACATGTCCCAGGAGGAGCTGGACAAGGCCATGGCCGACAAGGATCCCCAGAAGCAGATGGTCAAAGGCCTGCAGGACGTCGCCGACCAGATCAAGAAGGTCATCAACAGCCTGAGCGATATGGGTCTCCAGGGCAAGGGCTTCTTCGGGGCCTTCACAACAGGCCTGACTGACGGACTGTTCCGTTTCGGCAGGTTCGGCAAGACGGCTGGCAAGACGGGCGACTCGCTCATCACACTGCGACAAAGGGGTGAGGATTTCGCCAAGAACCTGACCAAGGAGGGTGCGCCGCTGGCAGGCATCTTCGACAAGCTGGATGCCGCCGTCGCCAAGGTGGAGCCCACTGTCACCAAGCTGATGGGCCCGGTGGCTGACCTGATCGGCGCCATGGCCGAGGGCGACATGGATAAGGCCAAGGACGCGTTCGCGAGCCTGGGCGACATTATCAAGGATGCGTTTAGGGCCATCTTCGTCGACAGTGGCATGGTCCAGACGATCAAGGACGCCCTGATGACGCTCTGGCACACTGCCAGTGACTACTTCATTGATGAGGTGGTGCCGTACCTCCAGGACACCGTCGTTCCACTAATGAGTGGCCTGCTAGAAAAACTGAAGGACTGGGCGCTGAACAACAAGAAACTGGTCATCGCCGCCTTCCTTGTCCTGTTCGGGCCCGCTGTCATATCAGGTATTATATCAGGTGCCGCTGGCCTGCTCGGTGGCCTCGCTTCTGGCCTTGGGAAGATATTTGCTGCATCTGTTCCAAACCCCCCACCGCTTCCCGCCCCAGGCGAGTCCAAGGGATTTTTTGGGGCGATGAAGGGCCTGGTCAAAGGGCTCGCCGATATTGTCACCCTTGGTATCCCGACTATTCTCAAGGCCGCAGCCGGCGCAGCCGTCCTGGGCACCCTGGTGGCTATTGGAATAACACCGCTGGCCCTGGCCATGATTGGCCTTGCTAAGCTCGCTGGTGCTAACATAGGCGGTGTTGCCATGCTTGCAGCGTCGCTTGGCGTCGTCATGCTTGCCATGACGCCCATGATTGCCATCGGTGCTGTCCTCGGCGCCATGATGATGGCAGTTCCCTGGGGCACGGCTGGCGTCGCACTAATAGCTGCGGGATTCGGGGTCCTGTCCACCCTAATGGGTACCTTCACGGCATCGCTGATTCCCGTTATTAACTCCCTGGCCGACGCCGCCTCCACTATTCCAAGCCCACGTGCCGTCGAGGCTGTTGCCAATGCCCTCGCCAAGGTGGTCGGAGCAGCCACGGACCTGATGAAGAACCTCGGCCCTATCATCAAGACGCTAAAGCCAAACATATTCAGTAAGGGCCAGAATGAAAGTTTTGCCAGCAATATGAAGCTCTTCACGGATCTGATCGATAAAATTATGGTCAGCGTGATTGCTATCGTCGAGAAGCTTGCCGACGCCGCCATGAAGCTGGGCACCCCGTCATCGATCCAGGGTGCCGCCGCCCTCGGCGATATAATTGGAGCCATCTCTAACCTTATTGATGTCATCTCTCCCAACCTGGACGCCCTCAAGACATCACATGAGTCGTACGGTCACGGATACAGCGAGAGGTCCACGGGGATCAATATCGCCGCCCTTGAGGGCCTCAAGGTCTTTTATGAGTCAATGGGTCCCTCTATTGAGATACTAGTCGAGTCGGTGGTTGAGAGCATGTTGAAGATGGTCGGTGGCAAGGAGCAACAGATCAAGGATGCCGGTGAAGCTGCCATCCCGCTGTTCGAGGCCATTCGCAACCTAATGGGAGCGGTCAGCGCCCTTACAGCCCGCGGTACAGACTGGAAAGATGCTGACGTGCGCGATGACATAAAACTGGGCATCACCCGCGGCCTCGAGTTCCTATCAGAGGTTGTGAATCCGCAGAAGGAGATGGGTGGCGCTCTCTTAGGGTTTGTTGCCTTGATTCCAGTGTTTTCAACAGTAACGCAGGCAATCACTGGAGGCCAGGGCCTAAAGGGATTTATCGACACGATTAAGGATGTCATATACGGCGTTGTGCAGATGAACGCTGAGTCCAATAAACTGAAGGCGGTAAATGTAGCCAGCGCTGGCGATATTCGGCTCATTATTAGGAATTTATTTAACCTGGGAGTGACAATCCGGGAGGAGCTCTTCCCGAATGAGTATATCCACACCCGAGCCGGCCGGGACCCGAAGCAGGTCTCGGGCCCACTTGGCTTTGGATCCATAACTGAATGGATCGGTCTTGGGGCAAACATCATTTTGGCGAGTGCAGGGATGGCATATTTTCATATAGCTATTAAGATGTTCGGTAATACTGTCAAGGGTATATCGCCAGACCTTCTCAAGCTTTCTAGGAGTGGAACTAGCCTTGAGAGTGCCATCGTTGGTAGGGGAACCACACTCGGATTTGATGTCAATGAGTGGCGAGGCGCCAGCGCAGATATTTGGGACCTCGCCGATATCTTCGAGAACCTGGAATATCCGATGGATCGCCTGTCCCAGGCTTTTGATAGTTTCCAGTCACACGCCTCTGGACTGCATGACACTGTCTTTGCTAGTGGTTATACCAACCTGGGCTTCGGCGACGCGTCCAAGTGGACACGTTTTGCCCAGGAGATGAAGAAGATATCCAAGGTCTTTAACAATTCTCTCAACGCCAGCACTGACAGTCTCGCTGCGAGCGTTGCCGATTTTGCCATCGCCATCCCCAAGATCACCAGGGATATCGAGAAGCTGGACGTTGTCAAGATCCAGGCTGTCATGGCTCAGAAGGGTGCCGCTGCCTCGGTGCTAGAGGCAGATGATGTTAGCGTTGAGACCAATGAGGGCGCGCCTGCCGTTAACTTCCACATTAACATCACCATGGATGCTGATAAGGTCGCCAGGGCTTGTATTAACACTAGCCTGATACCAGGAACTGGATAGGGAGTAGCTATGTCCGATAAGATTAAGTTTGATATATATTCCGATGTCGTCACCCACGACATCTATGACATTATGACCAAGGACCTCACAAAAGAGGAGAAGACTCACCTCAATGCAGTCCTCAAGCAGTTCACTGAGATGCTGGAGGCAGGTATCGTTCGACCTGGGTATGAACTGATGGAGAGGTGCAGGGACGAGCTGGCACAGGACATGGTCGAGGATGTGGTCGAGGAGATGGTTAAGGAGCAGCAGGCTGAGGACGCCGAGGAGTAGGAAAAGTGGAAATCGAAGATCCAGAAAATCCAGGACCCTATATAGTCGACGGTACCGAGGGTGACGAGGACAGGTTTGAGCCTGGGATCGATGACCTGACGGAGCCGCTACGCCAGCGCCTGGGTGACTACCTCAGCGATAATACCCTTAACGGTCACACCAACGGCTACCAGCCCACCCGCGGCAACACCTATACTATCCCCCCGGGATCTACTGAGACATCCTACACCGAGGCCGGCAAGCCGCTCCCTATTATAACTGCCGGCGGCCGCCTCAATCCTGACCAGGCGTTCTCCCCGATGGGAACGACCCTGGACCTTGACTTCGGTGCCAGCGAGCTCTTCGACGGCGGCACTGGTGTGGGAGGCCAGACACTTGGCGATTTCCTGTCTAGGGGAGGCGTCGATCCCGACGCCGCACACAGCGGGCACACCCTACTGCCAGATGCCACAATATCCACAGGCCTACGTCGACATGGACAGGCTGAGGCACCATCACTGGCCGAGGATGTGGTCGCCCCTGTCAATCGCCTGGTCTCCCAGGCCCTGCAGAAGAATAGGTGGAATCCCAGGGCCTCCGAGACACCATTCGATCCGGAGGGTAATCGTGCCGACGATGGCCAGTCTGAGTTGACAGGAATTATGTCCAGTGTCGCTGACACTATGCCAATTGCCGGCGTCCAGAAGGAGCTCGGCTCCTACGATCCCAACGCGCCTAGCATTAACTTTGACCAGCTGCGACGCGTCGCCCTGTCACTGATGTTGCAGGCCACCGGCGAGTCTGGTGCCGGCACCGTTGACCCGCTCTCTTCTGACATGGCAGACAAGGGCCAGGTTCCAGGTGCCACTCAGCTCGGTATCCCCAGGACACAGGCTCAGCTCCGCGCCTCCGACGCCTTCGGCGCTCCTCGCCATGATGGTGGTGCCGATCCACTTGCCGAGCGCCCTTCGGTTCATGCCGGTTCCAAGGCGGGCGTGACTGACATGTACGGCCGGACGCCCTTCAGCTACGGTAGCTTTAATAGCTATCTTGAGAAATTTGGCGGCAATGATACGGCCACGAACGCCCTGGCGGCGACTATTATCCTGTCATTAGGTGCTGCGATGAAGCCACTGGAGATGATAATGGTAGCGCTCCTAGAGCCTGTCACCGCCCTGGAGGCCCTGGCACGTATAATGCCCATTGGTTCCATGAAGGTGACAGGCAGAGGTCCGCTGGCTGTTCCACCAATTATAAATCTCAACGACCTCACGGCCAGGATGGATTCCCAGGGTAAGCCTCCACTTATTTTTGGTGGCAGGTCATCTCGACGAAGTCTAATGCTGACACCCATCGTCGCCGAGCTGCTGGGCGTCGTGGTACCAGATAACCAGTCCGGCCTGAGCGGCGCTGGCAGGTCAGGCATTGACGTCCCTCCAGATCCGACAGGAACGAAGTATACCATGTACATTCGAACTGTTGAGTGGGGAATTGTCACCATGTTCTTTCCTACGACAGTCCTACAGTCGCCTGGCTTTTATATTACGGTTGCACGTGAAATAATCCGAAGCACTTTGGATTTAGCTCGTTCCACCGAGCTGCTTAATGGTCAGGTCGTGTCAGAGGCAGCCGGAGCCTCCATGAATGCTACCCTTCATGAGATGCTGACTTCTAAGCTGGCTAATTTTATTAATGTCATGACTACTATCGGCAATGCGGCGCTAAAGCACAATCCAATGTTACTTCAGCTTCCAATTTCAATTGGGTTCAATCCCGGATCCCCTATCCTACCCCCATCAGGAATAACATCCGTGCCGGGCTTCCCACCACTTAGTTACCAGAACCAGCTGCCGGCCAACTATGCCCTTGCTTCCAAGAGCGGCAAGCTAGGAGGAGCCGGCCGCGGCGCCGGCTACCGTGCCGGAAATGCGTTAACTATGCTTCTTCAGCCTGAGTCATTTAGCAATGCTTCAACAAATTCTGGACTGGCTGGCCCCGCTTTAATATCGACAGCTCAACGTATTGAGGCTGAACTTGTACAGGCAAAGGAGACATATGGGCCTTTGGGCCTCGCGACGGCGGCCCTGTCAAGCCTGACAGGCTTGCAGATTAAATCACCGGGTGGCGCGTATGACCAGCTTGTTAGCCGGGAGACTCCGTACGGCGTCGGGGATAGTAGATTTAGAAGGAAATCTAAGATAGAGGTGGAGGACAGGGAGGCTATAGAGGACGAGCTTGAGGCCGAGTACATGCCGTTTTATTTTCATGACCTTAGGACGAATGAGATCGTGTCCTTTCAGGCTTTTCTAGAATCACTGACAGACAGTTATTCTGTCCAGCATACCTCCACTGATGCCTATGGCCGAATAGATTCTATTAAGATCTATAAGTCAACATCACGAACATTGTCATTAAGCTTTACCATCGCTGCGACCAATCACCTGGACTTTGATATTATGTACACCAAGATTAACAAGCTGGTGACACTAATATATCCGCAGTGGTCACCCGGCCGCGTGCTTCAAGACCCAAGCGACAACAAGATAATACAGCCGTTCTCTCAAATTCCAACAGCCAGTCCTGTTATTAGGCTTCGTATCGGCGATATAGTCCGCACGAACTATAGCAAGTTCAACCTATTACGACTGTTTGGAATGGGTACAGATAATTTTGCTATCACATCAAATGCTGTCCAGGAGGCTGCTATTAAGGCGATTAGGGACGCCATAATGGCTGCGGGGACTGATCCGAATACTGGCGAGCCACTACCTGGGATCGAGGAACTGGCAAATCAGGCCGCAGCCGCGTTGGCTGGATCAACCACATCTGACATTACGGACGAAGCAAAGAACCCGGTGCTTAGGTCATTCCGTGCTGTCGGCGGTCGTGGCCTCGCTGGAGTTATTACATCCCTTAACTTTGACTGGCTCGGTGGAAACACATGGGAGGTCGCTAAGTACGGATCACGTGCGCCCAAGCTCTGCAAGGTGTCGGTGGCATTTGCACCAATGCACGATATAGCTCCTGGAATCGATGCCGATGGCATGAATCGAGCTCCGCTGTATCCGGTCGGCGACGCCATGAGATCGGTTGCAGGCCTACTGGAGGACAAGCTCGGTCGCGAGAAGTTTATGGAGATCAAGAAGCAGGTTGATGAGGTTATCAACCAGATGGTTGACAAGACCGGAATAGTTGACTACACCTAGGATTTATAATGGCAGTTTCAAGATACACCAGGGACACGATTATAAAGAACGGTTCCACCCTTCGGACGGCGACCGCTTTTCGAATGGTTAGGAATGCCGTCCGCACGGGTAAAATTAGGACCAGGACAATTACGTTACGTGGCTACGCACGACTAGATACTTTGGCCGGGCAATACTATGGAGACGGAAGATATTGGTGGGTCATCGCCGCAGCTTCTGGTATTGGTTGGGGCATGCAGATTCCGGCAGGTACTAATATAAAGATACCCGATATCGGACAGGTCGTGAGCCTGATCACATGACCGAATTGAAGTCTCCAAAGAGCGCGCTGAATATCGCGGCCGATGAATTGGCCGGATATTTCTTGGAGCCGCCACTTTTAAGCCCAACACAGACGGCGCAGCAGAACGTGCAGGAGACAGATGAGAACCTCCGTAATTTAATTTTTGGAAGTCCCGCAGGCGCATTTCGTGGAGCCCAGATGGTCGAGAACCTGAAGGGCGCCCAGGAGAACCCGACCACTAATTTTCCTATTATGATATTTTCTGGGAAGGATGAGTCTTTTAATATTCCTGACAAGTACGGTTCCGATAAGTCTATGAAGATTGATCTCGATGGCACCGCTATGGCGGGCCTTGACGCCGTTATTGGCGAGACATTGCCGACTGGCACCACACCGTCCGATGATGGTGCTCATCTTAGTGTCATATGCTGTATGGCGCATAAGCTCGGGCCCTCGATGAGAAATGTCAAGGCTATTGAGCTGTTCTTCAACTCCCTGCCAACCGTCCAGCTTGCCCTGTGCCAACCTTACTTAACTGTCAACATTTCCAACGATAAGAATCCAACCCCCGGGACCAATCGCGCCACAGGAACCTCTCTGTATAAGTTCCTGGAAGGTGCTAAGGATTTATCCACTGAAGACTCGACTATTAAGATGATGGCCGGTGAGGGTGTCAAGGCCTCGGGTACTCCTGGTAACATTAGGGAGATACCTGGGCTACTTGAGTCTATTATGAGCGGAGAGGGGCCTATTTTAGGCTCTGCTGGCATGGAGATATTTACGTCACCACAGCTTTTAGTTCCCGCTGCCGATCACACGACATACAATCCGGAGCTAAGGGCTGCACCCATTATCGATCGATTCCGTCCGTTTTTATCGCTTAATGACTTCCAGGTCAAGACAACCGGCGCCGGTTTTGGGACGATATCATACCGGACAGCCACTATGTCCTTGACACTTCACGATCGCTCTAGGATGGGTGAGATATCGCAGCTTTTGAATCCGGGCCAGTATAAGTCAGCTAAATTTTTTATAGAGTGGGGATGGTCTCACCCGCACGGAAATCTCGTTGATACATCACTTGGGGCCGGCGATGGATCTCCGAATGTCTATGGAAGATTTTTAAATTCACTTCGAAAGCGTGAGACGTATCGAGTCACCAACTATAAGCTCTCATTCGACGACGTAGGCCAGGTTAAAATTATACTTCAGCTACATTCCTCAGCAGCGATGGATATGACCAATATCAAGATTCCGGCTGGCCCTGGTATAACTGGTGTCGGTGGTGCCTATCAAAATTTGATGGACATTACCGAGACAATCCAGGAAGCGCTCGGCACGCTCAGTTCCCAGCCAGGTGGGTCTGAGTCGCTGGCTAATGTCAAGGGTAACAGATTTCTGGGAAGTATGCAGAGTATTACAACAATTCCTAATTTGCAGACACCTGTCGGTGATTCGGGAACGCCGCTATCGACCCAGCTCAGGCAGTTACGTGCACAGCTTATAGTACTTAAGTCAGATAGTGATGCTTCGTCCCAGGCTCGAACAGCCGCAAAGGATTTGATAGCTGCTATTAATGAGGTGTACACTAAGTCGTCAAATCCTCGAGACGGTACTACCATGGTTGATATGATGTATGGGGATATTGAAAGCTCTGTCAATAGAAAACTGGCCCTTATAGATAGCGTGAACACACGCAATGATGACCTGTCTATAGCTCGCTCTCCCGATCCATTTTTTGATATTTCTGCGAAGTGGGCTGAGGCAGTCGAGTCAGGGCTTAGTGCTGTTGACCCGCCAACTCAGAAGAAGTCAGTGGTGACATTTGGCAAGCTGATGGCAATTTTTCTGGGTGTTCCGCTGATGACAGGAGAAAGCTACAGCGATGTTCAGCTTATATTTCATAAGTTTAATGATCAGGCAGGTGCCGCTGGTATTTCAAACCGCGGACCCTCTAGGAACATATCAGAGTTCACTATAAACATTAATCAATTTAAAAGTGTCTTTACTTCATTCGTCCAGCGTCGAAGGACAGTCGATCTCACGGTGCAGGACTTTGTGCAGTTTGTGGTCTCAAATTTCGTCGACGACATGTCAAATGAGATGTACGGAGTGGAGTCATTTTACCAGTCGACCATTGATGAGACCGGCGAATATAAGGTGGAGCGAAGGGACGACGACATCGAGGCCAGCGCTCTCGGAGATGCTAGGGGCACAAAGCTAGAGGCTATTGGCGCTTCTCCAGAGTTTAAGATGCCACAGGTGGGAGTTAATATAGAGCAGATGTCTGGCGATTCTGGAACAGAGAACGATGACCTGGTCTTGAATGAGATAGTTAAGATTCATTTTTTTGACAAGCAGTCAACTCCGCACGGCGCGTACATGAACACCTTAACAGCAGCCTACGAGCATTTTACCAAAGGCTATGTTCAGCAGCCAGGAGAGATTGCCGATCCAGTTCCAGAGGAACCATCAACGGAGGAGGAGGGTGACGCTGGCACAGACACTGCCGAGGAGGGTGGTGGTCTCGGAGCCCAGGCAACAGATATAAACACAAGCTTAATGCTTCGGGTAATTCGGGCCAACGTTCCGACCATAACCTACGGCACCTCCGCATCAGTCATCAAACGTGCTCAGCTTAGCACCATGAATGACCAGGCACTCTCCACTAACATTATGACAGGTGGCGGCCCAAACCCGAGCCCCCTGACACCTCAGGGAATGGGTGATGGCAATGTTCCAATGATGATATTCCCCACACAGCTGTCTATGACAATTATAGGGTGCCCTATTATTGAGTATATGCAGCAGTTTTTTATAGACTTTGGAACTGGCACATCTGTCGACAACATATATCACGCCATCAACGTGACGCACAAGATTGGTCCTGGCAACTTTGAGACCAATTTGGGCTTTGCCTTCGTGGACGCCTACGGCACCTTCCGATCTTATGTCGCTGAGCTCAAGGAGACAGAATCTTCTGACCAGTCATAAGGATAATAGTTTTGTTTAATTGGTAGCGTTGGCGTTATAATTTACGACAATGCTGTTGCACATTTCATCCAGGTTGGTCGACGGAAAGTGTGGGATTACATTCTCATGTGATGATTCTGTGACGAGTGAGTCCACACCACCCCCTGGCGCGTGGACAGTGGGTGATCCCAGCTCCCTTCTCCGCGTCGAGGACCTAGCCGCAGTCTCCGGTTTAGAGATTGACCTCAGCCCCCCACAGCAGTTTCTTCGCGCCGCCGCGACGGTCGCGCCACTCAAGTCTGTGCCCCTAAAGTGGATGATGCCCGGCGATGTGTACCAGGACTACCTTAGGAGGCTCAGGAATGACTCCTGGGACATCCTGGAGCGCGGGATGGTGGAATACTATCATTCTTATTTCGCGACCACCAGGGACCTCCTGAGAGCCCTTGAGAGCGCGTCCATTAATTCGGTCACTCTTCAAAATTTTATGCAGGGCAGCATTTCCCCTGGCCAGCGATCTGTCATTGCGTCATTCCGACCAGACGACACCGGATTTGCGCCGCTTGTGCGATACAACCAGGTTGGCTCTAGGACAGGTCGCCTGACTGAACGTTCGGGTCCACAGATTCTTCGCCTCAAGAGAGATTTTCGATCCATAATTCAGTCTAGGTTCGACGGCGGTCACATAGTGCAGGTGGACTTTGTCTCCCTGGAGGCACGTATTGCCGCTGCGCTTGGGGGTATGGTTCCAGAAAGGGATATCTACACGCAGCTCTCTAGGACAGTCTTTGAGAATCGATATCCCAGGAGTGCCGTTAAGCTTGCCTGCCTCTCAGTCATCTATGGTGCCGGCCGCAAGCGCCTCGCCTCTCAATTGTCTGTCAACCTCGAAGCCGCCGGGGATATTATTGAAAGGATCTCACGGGCTTTTGATGTTAAGAAGGTGTCGATGGAGCTGCTGAAAGACGCCGTGGAGACCGGATCGATCTCCAATCACTTCGGTCGAAAGATGCTGGCGACTGACAAGTCATCCCATATACTCTATAATAACTTTATTCAGTCGACAGGGGTAGATGTTGCAATGCACGGATTCCAGCAGATCGTCACCCGACTGAAGGGAGATAAAATCGTTCCTATTTTTATCCTACATGATGCCATAATTTTCGATGTTCATTCGAACAGCATGGAAACACTGCGAAAGCTGGCCAACTGCCACATGCAGATAGATGGCTTTGAAGTTCCATTCTATGTTGATGTTTCTGGCTTTTAGCTTGGTAATTTTACTCCTATTACACCTATTTATAGTGCATGGACAATATTAAAAAGCTATTAAGTGAGCTGATCCAGGAGACGTACCCTAGTCGCCGAGCGATGCATGTCACTCCAATCGATTATCGATCTGGTAGAGGAACTGGTGTGCCCGCCGCATCTAAATTTACCAGTGATACACCGCAGCGTACGCAGCTCGGCCGACCCCCACGTCCCACTCCCATGCATGGCCAGATCGGCGATCCATCAGTTTCAGGCACAGATTACATGGGATCAAAGATGATCCAGAACTCTGGAGACTCCTACTATATTCCCGACGAGTACTCTGACAAGCCAGTGCCAAACCTTGGAGATGAGGATGTCAGAAATCGTGAGAGGATAAGGAAGCTTATTAACGCTCTTTTTCTTGAGCCAGAGAATGCAGACGTCGACGCCATGGTTGCCGATAACAGCGCACCGAGTCCAGCGGGTCACCTATCGACCAATCAAAAGTTCATGGACAACAGCCTGGACGAGGATGAGGTCGATGAGATTTCAGCAGGTGGTGTTGCTGGCGCCACAGTTCCCGTTGGAGTAGGCCCAGAGTACCCAAAAAAGCCCCAACGAAGCAAGCAGCCCCCGTCTTGGCATTACTACATGAAGGCCGTGGGCGGATCTGTCATAGATCCTGAATTTTAGCTTGTACACACGCAGATAAAAGAGTATTTTATAAGTGTGAATATAAAACACCGGAAAACAGCCGGAATATTCCGATTTGTCACTGAACAACACTGAAGGAGAAAAAGATGGCAATTGATTTCGATGCAATTAGGCGCAAGGTCGCCGAGCTCTCAGGAGAGGGCTCACGAGGAACTTCCAACTTCTGGAAGCCGGATGTGGGAACGCACACTGTGCGCCTGCTTCCTTTTAACGATAATGACGGTCAGCCGTTCAAGGAGCGATACTACCACTACGGCCTCGGAGCCCGTGGATTTATTTCTCTCCGGCACCTGGGCAAGAATGATCCGATCCAGGAACTCCAGGGGAAGCTCTATGATGAGGGTTCCCCAGGATCCCGTGAGCTGGCCAAGAAGCTCTATCCCAAGATGCGAGCTTACTGCCCAGTCGTAGTCCGTGATAATGAGGGTGCTGGTGTCCAGCTTTGGTCATTTAGCAAGATGATTTATCAGCAGCTGCTGAATATTATGCTTGATCCAGATTATGGTGATATTACCGATCCGAGCGAGGGGCGTGACATTAAGGTCACGGTCATCAAGAAGGATGGGTTTAAGTATCCTATGGTTGACTCTGTCATGCCACGAGGGAAGGCTTCTAACCTTAATGATGATACCGCCGCAACTAAGCAGTGGCTGGATTCAGTTCCTAACCTAGATGATATTCTCAAGAATGACCTTAAGACATATGAGGAGGTCGAGAAGATTGTCAATGATTGGGTAAATGGTGGTGCCCCTACTGACTCTATGGGAACCACACGGTTCGGCACTACGACCACGACCACTGTTGCTGGTACAGGAGGCACGACTACTAGCGAGTCGACATCCACTGCTGCCGCCACGGAGGGTGCTGGGTATACCGACCTTGATGCTGCGTTTGAAGATCTGCTCAGCTAATTCGGAGGTATAAATGGCGGGCTCCACAAAGAAGCAGGTCCACGACTTTACTGCGGATCTGATTAAGTCACTTAATAAGGAACACGGAAGTAAGATTGCCTATAACTTGTCCGTGGACGAGTCACCTACTAATATCAAGAGGTGGATCTCCACAGGTTCAAGACAACTTGACTATCTGGTCTCTAACAGAAGGGATGGCGGCATTCCGGAGGGGAGGATTATTGAGATCTTCGGTCCTCCCAGCATTGGAAAGTCACACATTGCCATCCAGTTGGCCAGGTCAGTCCAGGAGATGGGCGGTATTGCGGTGTACATTGACACCGAGAATGCGACGTCGATTGAGAATCTCCGTCGTCTTGGTGTTGATGTGTCTAAGAGATTTGTCTTTGTGGAGACCGCCTGCACCGAGGAGGTCTTTAAGATAGCAGAAAATACGATTAAGAAGGCTAAGGCGATTAGCGGTGGGGTTCCTGTTATTATTATTTGGGACTCCGTTGCTGCCTCCTCACCACTGGCTGAACTTATTGGAGACTATGATAAACAGTCCATCGGCCTTCAGGCCAGGGCGATCTCCAAGGGGATGAGGAAGATAACACAGGTTATTGGAACTGAGAATGTCACGTTTGTCTGTCTTAACCAGACAAGAACCAAGATTGGGGTGATGTACGGTGATCCCACCACCACCCCCGGTGGAATGGCAATTCCATTTCATGCCTCTGTGAGGATTAAACTGGGCGCGGGCCAGCAGCTTAAGAACAAGGACGGTGACATTATTGGTATTAATGTCTCCGCCAAGACTATTAAAAATAAGGTCGCGCCACCGTTTAGGACATGTAATTTTGAGATTCATTTTGGCGTTGGAATCAAGGAGCATGAGCAGCTGTTCGATATCCTCCGGCGTGCCGGCAGCTTTGTGCAGGGCGACGTCGAGGTCTCTGTGGGCGGCACCGGAAGCTGGAAGACCTTCACGGTTGTGAATACAAAGACTGGCGAAGAGATAGCCAGTAAAAAATTCTACAAGGCTGAATTCAATCAGGTCTTGACGAATACCGTGCATAGACCTTATTTGGATGACTTTATCGAGCATGTTATGATTAAGGAATTTAATATAAATGAGCTTGATGAAGGCAATGTCGCCGATGCACTAGACTTGGAATAAGAGGAGCTGTGTCGAATATTTTATTGGTGGACGCTTACGGGCTGTTCATAAGACACTACTCTGCAAATCCGTCAATCTCTTCTAATGGATATCATGTGGGTGGAGTTGTCGGTTTTTTAAAGGCACTTCAGTATGCCATTCAAAAGCATTTTGCCAGTAAGGTATATATCGTCTGGGAGGGCGGAGGGTCAGGCTTTAGGCGAAGCCTCCTGAGTTCGTACAAGGACAAGCGCCGTCCGATTAGGATGAACCAGTACTATGAGGAGGCGATTGATGATACTTATGAGAGCAGAAATCGTCAAATTTTAACGCTATTAAAGCTGTTAAAGTATGCTCCATTCTGTCAGCTTTATGTTCCTGACTGCGAGGCCGACGATATCATCGCTTATCTTTGCAAGTATTCCCATCAGAATGAGAATAAAATTATCCTCTCCTCTGACAAGGACTACTACCAGCTTTTGGATGAAAAAACGTTCATCTCCACGACAATTAGGAAAAAATTAATAGGTTCGGCTGACGTAAAGGAAGAGTTCGGTATTTCCTATCGTAATTTTGCCCTTGCCAAGGCTATTGTTGGGGACAGGTCCGATAAGATCGATGGTGTCAAGGGCGCGGGGTTCAAGACATTAGCGAAAAGATTTCCTGCCCTGGTGAACGATGAGGACGTACTGCTGGAAGAACTTTTCGATTATGCCAGACAGATGTCCGAGAGCAAAATAATTTTATATAGGAGGATCTTAGAGGGGCGCGATTTGATTGCGAGAAACTGGAAACTTGTTCACCTCGACACCGCCTCCCTTACGAGCCAACAAATCAGTAGAACCGACGAATTATTGCAAAATTTTACACCCAGAAATAATAAATTTGACTTCCTGCGTGCAATAATAGAGTGCGGCCTAAACAACTTTGATGTGGACGGCTTTTTCTTTCCGATGAAAACGATAAGGTGGTAGAATGGAATCATTGAGTAACCCTAGTTTTGCTGAGCACGGCACATCATTTCAAGAGAAAATTATGCAGGCCCTCCTGTCAGATCACCAGTGGGCTGAGCAGATGTCTGAGGTCATTAAGATCGACTATTTTGACCTTAAACACCTGAAGTTCCTGTCCCAGAAATATTTTGATTATTATACGAAGTACCGAACTTTTCCCACGCTACAGTTGCTCGTGACAATTATTAGGGATGATCTTCGTGCGGGGACCGATGTAATTCTTCGTGATAAGATTGTTGAGTACCTACAGCGAATTAAGCTGAATCCAGACATGGGCGACATTCAGTACGTCAAGGATAAGTCTTTAGACTTTTGTCGAAAGCAGGCAATGCGATCTGCGCTCGAGCAGGCCGTAGATATGATTGCCACTGGGCAGGATGAGAATGTTATTAACATTATACGGGAAGCCCTGACAGTTGGAACGACACCCTCTATCGGCCATGAGTTCATTGAGGACATGGAGAGCAGGTTTGTTCATATTGTCAGGCATGCCTGTCCGACTGGAATTAGGGAGCTGGATGACAGAAAGGTCATGAATGGAGGTCTTGCCAAGGGCGAGATTGGTGTCGTCGTCGCCAATACGGGAGTTGGAAAGTCCCACTTCTTGGTCCAGGCCGGTGCGACAGCCTTGATGAACGAAAAGAATGTAGTTCACTATACTTTCGAGCTGTCAGAGGTCTCAACAGGATTGCGGTATGATTCACACATTTCGGATATCCCTATTGACGAGCTTCTTGAAAGAAAAGAAGAGGTGATTGAAAAGTATAAGGGACTCGACTTGGGTCGGCTTATCATTAAGGAGTATCCAACTGGCTCCGCTTCGGTGGTGACGATTAGGAATCACATCGAGAAGCTGGCACTTAAGAATTTTAAGCCTGATGTGCTTATTATCGACTATGCAGACATCATGCGCTCTACGCGATCGTATGACTCCCTTCGCCATGAGCTTAAGTTAATCTACGAGGAGCTTAGGAATATGGCAATGGAACTAAAAATTCCGATTTGGACAGCCTCACAGGCTAATCGCTCCTCAGCGCAGAGCGACATCGTCGGCCTCGAGAATATGTCTGAGGCCTACGGTAAGGCGATGGTCGCTGACGTTGTCCTTTCATTGTCACGCAAGACCCACGAAAAGGCAGACGGCGCCGGCAGGCTCTTCGTCGCTAAGAACCGTGCCGGTCGCGACGGCTTGATTTTTCCAATTAAAATCGATACAGCGCAGTCTAAAATCCGTACATTAACAGAGAGCGAAGTCGTAGAGCTAGATAATAAAAAACGGGAATCTGAAGCCGACATGAAAGAGCTTCTCAGAAAAAAGTGGCGTGAGGTAGCTCAGGATAGAAAAGTCGTGTGAGGGAGATTAGAGTGAATAAGAAGAGAGCATGTAGGGAGTCTTTAGAGTATTTTAACGGAGATGAACTTGCTGCAAGCATCTTTGTTACTAAATACGCCCTCACAGATTCGAATGGTGAGATTCTCGAGGCAACCCCTGCAGATATGCACAGGCGATTAGCTGCAGAATTCTATCGTATTGAAAGTAAATACGATAATCCCATGTCTGAGCAGGAAATTTTTGACTTGCTGGACGGCTTTAGGCACGTGGTCCCACAGGGTTCGCCTATGGCCGGTATTGGAAATCCATATCAGATTCAGTCTATTTCTAACTGTTTTGTGATCGATGCCCCTGAGGATTCTTATGGTGGTATTCTAAAGAGCGATCAGGAGCTCGTGCAGATTGCTAAACGCCGAGGAGGCGTAGGCTTTGACCTCTCAACGATCCGACCTAAGGGACTCAACACCGCGAACGCAGCTCGCACCACTGACGGTATCGAGGTCTTCATGGACCGGTTCTCTAATTCCTGTCGTGAGGTAGCCCAGGGTGGCCGCCGCGGTGCTCTGATGCTGACAATATCTGTTCATCATCCACAAATTAGCGACTTTATAAAGATTAAGCGTGAGCTAACTAGGGTAACTGGCGATAATATATCGATTCGTTTAACTGACGAGTTTATGAACGCAGTGTCGTCCGATGCCGACGTCCAGCTTCGATTTCCAGTGGATCGTGATGTAGAGCACATGATTACAGAGCAGGTTAACGCTAGGGAACTCTGGGATGAAATGATTGTGTCTGCACACGCCTCAGCCGAGCCCGGCCTTTTATTTTGGGACAATGCTAAGAGGAATACCCCTTCAGACATTTATCAGGATCAGGGATTCGGATCGGTCTCTACGAATCCGTGTGGAGAAATAATCTTATCCCCTTACGACTCGTGTAGGCTGATGCTGGTTAATCTTACTTCTTTCGTGGAGAATGCCTGGACAGATTCAGCATGTTTTGATTATGCTCATTTTGGTGAGACCGTGCAAAAGGCCCAGCGTCTTATGGACGACATGATTGACCTAGAGGTCGAGCAGATTGACGCTATTTTGGCTAAGATCGCAAGCGATCCTGAATCTATTACTACCAAGGCTATTGAGATTGAGCTGTGGACTAAGATTAGGACCCAGGCCCTCCGTGGACGAAGGACGGGTTTGGGGATTACTGGCCTAGGCGATGTATTGGCGATGCTGGGTATCCGATACGGCAGCCAGCAAAGTATTGAGGAGACTGAAAAGATTTATCGCTGGCTTTCCACTCATGCATATATTTCATCGATGGTCCTGGCAAAGGAGCGGGGAGCGTTTGAGGTTCACGATGCTGACATGGAGGCTGGTCACCCATTTCTCGAGAGAATTTTTGATTCCATCGATGAGATGACGCCGGAATCAACCGCTTATAAGGCACGTCAGATGAACCAGCGCTGGGGTCGAAGAAATATTGCGATCACCACCACAGCGCCCGCCGGCAGCGTTTCGACCCTTACACAGACCACCTCTGGGATCGAGCCCGCTTTCATGTTGCATTACACTCGTCGTCGTAAAGTCGCTGATGGTGAGGAGCATGACTTTACGGATGACATTGGGGATAGGTGGAAAGAGTATGACGTCTATCATCACAAGTTTAGGGAGTGGATGGAACATGTGTCAGCTACCGGTTCTCCTGAGGAGCTGATAGCCGCTAGTCCGTATGCCGATGCCACTGCGAATAATATTGACTGGGTTCAGAAGGTCAAGGTTCAAGCTGCTGCACAGCGCTGGGTGTGCCACGCTATATCCAACACTACAAATGTGCCTGAAAACACATCCGTCGATACTATTAAGAAAATTTATGTCGCCGGCTGGGAATCGGGCTGCAAGGGCGTCACCGTCTATCGCGCTGAATGCCGCAGTGGCGTCTTGGTTGAAAAGAGGAACGAATACAGGGGCGACGATAAGTTCATATCACATCCGGCTCCAAAGAGACCTGATGTCCTGCATTGTCATATTCATCATGCTACAATTCAGGGGGAGAAGTGGACTATTTTAATAGGCCTAATGAACGATAAGCCGTACGAGGTTATAGGCGGACTTTCTGAGTTCGTTGAGATCCCTAGGAAGTACAAGGAGGGTAAGATTAAGAAACATCCTCGTAAGTCGATGAATTCTATCTATGATCTTTCATTTGGTGAGAATGGCGATGAGGTCATGCTTAAGAATATCGTCTCACTCTTTGATAATCCAAATTATTCGTCATTTACTCGAATGATCTCTTTAGGCCTGCGTCATGGCGCCCCAATTCAGTATGTTGTAGAGCAGCTACAAAAGGATAAGGATGCGGAGCTTTTTTCATTTTCTAAGGTCGTTGCTAGGGTGCTCAAGAATTATATCATTAATGGTACGAAGACTACGACTGAAAAGACATGTCCCGGCTGCAACGCCATGGAGTCATTTGCGTATCAAGAGGGTTGCATAACATGCTCTAGCTGTGGCTGGTCTAAGTGCTCGTAGGAGTAAATTAATGAATATTGTTAGTAAGGTTGATCCGCGCATTAAGGAAGTTGAGTTAAGGCACTCACCTGTCTATATTCGTGTCAATAAGTTTGATGAGTCGTCTGCTAAGAAATTTGCCGATGAAATATCTAAGGCACATAATACGGGCCAGACGGTGATACCAGTTGTCATTGATTCTTATGGTGGGCAGGTTTATAGCCTGATGGCGATGATTAGCGCCATTAAGGCGGCACATGTTCCGATTGCTACGATCGTGTCAGGAAAGGCTATGTCCTGTGGCGCAATTCTTTTTTCATTTGGTCAGGACGGGATGAGGTATGTGGACAGCGATGCCACTGTCATGATTCATGACGTCTCGTCATTTGAAAAGGGTAAGGTTGAGGAGATAAAGGCTTCAGCTGAGGAGACCGAGAGGCTGAACACCAAGGTCTACGAGATGATGGCTCTGAACTGCGGTAAGCACAAGGACTATTTTTTAGATATCGTGCACGAGCGTGGCCACGCCGATTGGTTCTTAGATTCGAATGAGGCCCTTAAACACAATTTGGCAAACCATATTGGAACTCCGCGACTAGAGGTTGAGGTTGGGATTGCATTTAATTTTTATGCATAGCATGTAAAAACTCTTTCCTTGCTGTATTATTCAAGTAAGGAGTGAGAAATGAAAGATTGGATACCTCCAAAATCTCCACACGGCCTGATCCAGGAAGATTTATGGCCAGACCCGTGGAAAATTTTAGTTGCCTGCCTGCTCTTAAATCTAACGACTCGAAAGCAGGTTGACAAGGTAATTGATGGGCTTTTTGAACGATATCCAGCTCCCAGAAGCCTTGCCACTGCGCAAGAGGAAGATCTCCATGGCATGCTTCGCTCGCTAGGTATGTGGCGTAAGCGTGCTAAGACATTGATCCGGTTTTCTAATGAATTTTTAGAAGCAGACTGGACAACCGCAAAGGACCTTTATGGTTGCGGGAAGTATGCTGACGACGCGTGGCATATTTTTTGCGTGGGAGACTGGCGGCAGGTTGCGCCCAGTGATCACGCCCTAAACGATTATCATAATTTTTTAAAGGATGAATTAGATGCCTGAGGGTCCCGAGTGTCGTCAAATCGGTATCCAGCTCGCGAAGAGGGTCTCGAATAGAAAGCTGGTCGATATTAAGATACTGAGCGGCCGCTATGAGAAGCACGGCCCACCCACTGGCTTTGACAAGATAATGGAGTGGACTCCGATTGGAATTCAAGGGGCCGGGGTACACGGTAAGTTCTTATTCTTTCTATTGGACGCCGAGTGGAGCATTTGGTCTACGTTAGGAATGACAGGTTCATGGACAAATGAGAAGAATGAGCTGCACAGTCGCATTGAATTTGTCTTAAATGACGGATCAATATTTTTTACTGATTCTAGAAATTTTGGGACCCTTAAGTTTGTGCGGGGAAAACAGCAACTTATTGACAAGCTGGAGTCCTTAGGCCCAGATCTTCTTGCTGAGGAGATTGATGACTTTAAATTTGCTGAGCATCTCATGAGAAAAAAGACAAAGACAATCGCTCAGGCACTTATGGATCAGGGCGTTGTGTCTGGTATCGGCAACTATGTAAAAGCTGAAGCGCTATACAATGCTAAGATATCGCCTCATCGCTTAGTGTCAGATTTAGATATACATGAGATGTCTGCACTAAATACGTCAATTCGAAAGGTCCTAGTTGAGAGCTTTGAGTCTGGCGGTGCAACAATTAAAACTTATGCTGACATGAACGGTAAAATAGGAGAGTTCAGTCAGCGATTTGCCGTGTATGGACAGCGAAGCGATCCGCTCGGCAATGATGTTGTCAAGGAAAAAACAAAGGATGGTAGGATGACACATTGGGTGCCGTCCATCCAGAGATAAAAAGGAGAAAAAATGGCATATAAATTGAGTGATAATGTTTTACGTAGGATTGTTCAGGTGATGCAGGAGGGCCTGCTGACAGGAACCGATATTACCGATCACATGAGGATGATTCGACTTGAGGAAAATGTTGATGATACGACCCAGCTTGTTTTAACTGATGAGTACAAGGGGATTGTGGAGAATCAGCATGAGACAATGCTTCATGAGATTGAGAATATTAAGACGTCGGAAAACTAATGAGTGAGGACAGGCTTAATGACCTCTTTGAGATGAGGATTAATTTTATGGAGGCAATTAAAAAGAGCCCTGTTAATGGGGCACCCCCCTGGCCGCTGGATCTTTCCACAAAGGAGCACCAGCAGTATGTCAGGGATATTGCACTTCGTGGTGTGGAGGAGATGTTTGAGGCACTCCAGCACCTCAAGAATTGGAAGCCCCATCGCCAGACATCAGTCACTGATTTTGACAAGGATGAGTTTTTGGAAGAGATAGTTGACGCCTTTAATTACTTTTTTGAGCTGATTCTACTGGCAGGTTTTACGGCTGATGATTTTTTTGAGATGTATGTTAAGAAGGACAAGGTGATTCATGAAAGACTTAAAGCCGGATATTAATTCATTTAATGGACTTCAGGCCGTCCAGCGTCAGTTTTCAGACCTATTTTTTAGTTCTGACCTCCTATCCGTCGATGAGAAGGAGGAGATGACAAGGAGCTTTGCCTTGGCACTTCACAGTGAAGTTAGCTCACTTGTGGGTGAGATTAGTTTTAAGGATCACATAAACTCTGGCCGGTCCGTAAATACGAAAAAGATCCTGTATGAAAGTGTCGACGCCTTTCGTTATATTTTAGCTATTTTGAATTTATGGGGACATAGTTCTGATGATTTTCTTAGCGCATTTCAGAATAGGGATTCATTTCTTCATACTAGATTTGAGCTGGATAAGCGAAAATGGGAGGGGCAACCTGTTATTGTTGTTGATGTGGATGAGGTGATCTGTACGTTCAGAAAGGGATTCACTGAGTGGCTGATAGATGAGAAGGGCATTGATGTCGATGTTAATTCCAAGGAATATTATCACGTTGTGCCAATTAAAGGTTCAGGTCATTCGCCGGAGGGCCTTTTTGAGGAGTTTATCGATTCAGGTCATTTAAGGGACCTAGACATCATCTCTGAGACTGTCGGCGTTTTAAATCAGCTTAAGCTAATGGGATTTTGGATTCACCTGCTGACTGCTCGTCCAGATAAAAACCTGCAGTGCCTCTATGACACTTACTACTGGCTGGAGAGGTCAGGTTTAAACTTTGATCGAGTTTCATTTTCACCTGAAAAAATGATCTGGCTTACAAAGACAGAATACTTTGAAAGCGAGTCTGTCGTTTGTGCCATTGATGATTCTGTGAAACACACCATGGAGTATGCAAAGCACGGTGTTAAAGTTGCATCACCTAAGATGTCATACAATAAGGAGCTTCGAAATCAGGAGAATGTGACAATTTACAAGACATCTCAAGAGTTGCTTGATACAATAACACAGTTATCGGGAATGAGATAGTGTCAGGCGACGAACGTGATTATAAGGACCTGTATTTTAAGGTCCGCCGTGAGTCTTTCATTGCCCAGGTTGCTTACAGTAAGGGTATTGAGCTGGTGAATCTAATTCTTAATCCTGGATCGATTGGTAGCATCGAGGACTGTGCTCAGCAGTTTAGGGAATCGATTAAAAGCGCCCAACAGTTTATGGACCAGGTCGATGCTGGTGATACTGAGCTGGCAAATTATTTTGACATTAGGGCCCGAGAAGATGCTTCTTAGCGGCTCCCTAGTCAGTTTTATATTTAAAGAGTCAACCACCCTGGGAGTTGTGCTGGGTGACTCTGAGAAATCTAAACAAATGTACCGTGTCTTATATGATAATAAGGTTGGTCATTTTTTTGAAAAACAACTTGAACCTATAGAAGGAGACTAAATTGAAAGTTTACATTGCATCCCCATTTTTTAACCCCAAGCAGATTGATCAGGTCGAATATATTAAGGAGGCCCTCACCAAGTTGGGATATGAGTATTTTTCACCCAAGGATTATTTTGTTCTGGATCCTAATGCTACCGCCGAGGATCGAAAGAGGATCTTCGACGTGAATGTCGAGAAGATAGAGTGGGCAGATTTTGTCCTGTGTAATACAGAGGCCAAGGATCTTGGCACTATCTGGGAGGCTGGCTTTTCTCACGGTATTGGCAAGCCTGTCGTATTTTTTGCTGAGGGACTGCCGGATGGTAAGTTTAATGTCATGCTCTCAGAGGCAGGAGTGTCAGTCAACACTTCTAGGGAGCAGCTTTATTCTTATCTTCTTGACTGTCGTGAGCAGGATTTTCTAATTAACATTCCATACACGGGGCAGACACAGTAATGATGTACAATAAACTAGAGTATGTTTGGATAGACGGCGGCATGCCGTGGGGAATTAGGTCTAAGATAAAGGTCGTGCCTGGTTTCGATCCTACTTTAGATGATGCCCCAACGTGGAGTTTTGACGGCTCTTCGACCCACCAGGCCACGGGTTCGGACTCTGACTGTATTTTAAAGCCAGTGAGAACGTATCCTCATCCCTATGCAGAGGATTCACTTATCGTTTTGTGCGAAGTGTTGACAGCACTGGGAGAGCCTCATGTTTCTAATCGAAGGACTGCGTTCTTAGATGTACTGGAAAAATATCGGGACGATGAGCCTTGGTTTGGGTTTGAGCAGGAGTACTCT